GAAAGTGGAGGAGCTTAAAGCCACAATAAAAGGTAATCATGGGCGCATTGCAGAACTTGAGCGCTTAAACCGTGTGAAGGCTCAGGCAATTATTGATTTGCATCAAGAAATTACAGAGCTTAAAGCATCTCATCACGGTGAAGTGATTGGTCATGAAGTTCACTTTAAAAAGATCAAGCAAGAGCGTGACGAGCTGCAAACCTTATACATCCAACAAGGCATAAACATGCTGAAGCTGCAAAAGCGGGTGGATAAGGCACTAGAACTTATGCAGAAGCCTGTGATTGTTGGAGAGCCTACAAACTACGTTTGTGCAAGGTTCAAAGAGTTAGAGCAAGCGCTCAAGGGGGAAGGACAGTGAATAACGAAGAATTGGCCAAAATCGGAATGATGTTTATTCATTGGATTCAAGTTCATAGAGAATCTATCAATCGCTTTGAAGAGTTTCGGGATTGTTTTGTGCATGACCCTGACGAGCCAGTGCATACAAAAAAGGACTACGACAAAGCATGGGAAATTCAGAAGGAAGCTTCTGTATTGGGTAGTGAAGCGAAAAGACGCTATGAAACCTTGCTTGAAGAAGTTGACCTATATCTGGCGCGTGAAAGAACTGATGTTCTTGAGGCAGGTGACCAATGACCACATTCAAAGAGGCTCAAATCATCATTGGCATCGATCCTGACTTGGAAAAGTCATGCTGTGGTGTTGTGACCATGGAGCTTGAGTTAGATCACATCGTTAATATCGCTCAAGGTGGTAATGATGATGAATCAAACCTTCAGAGCTTGTGTGTGCCTTGTCATAAAGAGAAGACATTGAAGGAGAGTAGGCAATGATCTTTACAGGCTCTATAACCATTTCTTTTATTGGTGAGTGCAACTGCGTTGGTTGCTTTTATACACGTGTGCATGGTGGCTATATGCCTTGTCAAAAGGGTCGTCCCATCAAACAGCCAATACAGCCACTTAAAAAACCGTGAGTAATTCAAAGGCATTTAGACGAGGATTGATAAATGATTTCACAACTTGTTTCTGTGAGAGATTCGACCACAGGCGCTGAGGTGTACTTTGACCCTAACGGAGTTGAAGGCGCCGTTTTCAATTGGAATGGTAAGAAAGATTACGACCAATACATCTATCACGCTATGTTGTATATGCGAAGCGGCAATCTAATCAGTTTTAATGTGAAGGATGATGGTAAGAAAAAGATTCTTGACCATATTCAAGAAGCACCATAATGATGCACAAAAATACAGCAGGCAGGGGGGAGGTCAAAAGTTCCAAGCCCTTCGCCGTTGGACACCGCCCCCCATCTCACTTATAAAAAAATTTCCCCTTTCATTAAAAGTTAAAGCAAAAGTTAAAGGTGATCCAATGGCATTAACCGAGAAAATGAAAAAGTTTGCTCGCGCCATTGTTGATGGTGCCACAAACAAAGAAGCTGCTATTTCAGCAGGTTACGAAGAAAAGACAGCTTCACAGCAAGGTTCAAAATTAAGAAATAATTCTGAAATTATTATCTACATCGAAAAGTTAAAGGCTGAAAAAGAAGGCCGAACTTTAACTCCTGAGAAACCAAAAGTTAAAACTGAAAATAGTGGTGAATATGACAATCCTTTGAATGACGACGACTATGCAAAGGATGACCCACTTCAATTTCTAATCGATGTCATGAACAAAAGTGACGACATGTTCTTGCGCTTCAATGCAGCGAAAGCAGCCCTTCCATACGTCCACGGCAAAGTGGCCGAAAAGGGCAAGAAAGAAACCAAAGCAGAAACTGCAAGAGAAGGTAGTAAATCAGGAAAGTTTGCAACTTTAGATAATCAATTGATGAGCTAAATTATGTCTTCAATGTCACCCATCTGGACTACAGCTTGCCCAGACTGGGCGACCCGTATTGTTTCTAAACAATCGTTAATGCCGTGTAAGCCATTATTCCCCAAAGTGGCTGACGTAGCGGAACGTATCTTTAAAGAGTTAATTCTTGTTGATGTGATGGGTAGCCCTAAGATGGGCGATGTCACATTGGAATGGGTGATCGAGTTTGTTCGTGCAATCTTTGGCGCATATGATCCAAGCACAAAGCGCAGATTAATTCGTGAATTCTTTCTTTTGATTTCGAAGAAGAATACTAAATCTACGATTGCCGCCGGAATTATGCTTACTGCATTAATTCTTAATGATCGACAATCTGCCGAACTAATTATTCTTGCGCCTACTAAAGAAGTTGCTGATAACTCATTTAATCCAATCCGGGATTTCATACGCGCAGATGAAGAATTAAGTGAAAGATTTAATGTATCTGAGCACACAAAGACAGTTACGCATCTAGGTACTGGAGCAACACTTAAGGTTATTGCAGCAGAATCAAATGCAGCAGCAGGTAAGAAAGCTTCAATCATTTTGATCGATGAGGTCTGGCTCTTTGGTAAGCGCGCAAATGCCGAGTCAATGTTCCGTGAAGCAAAGGGTGGTTTGGCATCACGTCCCGAAGGCTGTGTGATTTATCTGTCCACTATGTCGGATGAAGTGCCGTGTGGGGTATTTAAACAGCTTTTAGATTATGCCCGTGATGTAAGGGATGGAATAAAAGAAGATAAAGCCTTTCTTCCTCTTATCTATGAGTTCCCAAAATTTCTAGTTGAAGCGGGTGAGCACTTAAAGCCTGAGAACTTCTATATCACAAACCCTAATTTGGGTGCATCGGTTGATCTTGAATATCTCATTTCAGAGTTTAAAAAGGTTCAAGATGCAGGCGAAGAATCACTTCGAGACTTCTTGGCTAAGCACTTAAACATTGAAATCGGCATGAACCTTCGTGCTAACCGGTGGGCAGGTGCTGAATATTGGAATAAGCAAAAGCACGTTTTTGGGTTGGACCACATCATTGAGCAATCAGAACTTATAACTATTGGTATCGATGGTGGTGGTTTAGATGACTTACTCGGATTAGCGGTTTTAGGTCGATTAAAGAAGGATCCACGTATCTGGTGGCTTTGGAATCATGCTTGGGCAAACAAGATTGCTTTAGAACGTCGTAAAGAGAACATTCCGAAGTACCAAGACTTCGAGAAAGAGCAATCTTTAACAGTTGTTGACCGTGTTGGTGATGACATAGACCAACTCGCAGCAATTGCCAAGAAGGTTTATGACAGTGGAAAGCTCAACAAGATCGGACTAGATCCATTGGGCTTAGGCGGTCTTTTAGATGGCTTACTTGAGGCAGGGATTCCAGAGGAAAGCATGTTTGCTGTACCTCAAGGATACAAGCTCATGTCCTACATCCTCACCACTGAGCGCAAATTAGCAGAGGGTAATCTCTATCATGCTGGGCAACAGCTTATGACTTGGGCCGCAGGTAATGCCCGTGTCGTGATGGTTGGTAATGGTATGCGAATAACCAAGCAAGAATCCGGTGTAGGAAAGATTGACCCATTGATTGCCACATTTAACGCAGTTGCTCTTATGTCGATGAATCCAGAACCTACAAACAAAGAATATAACGTCTTTTTCGTCTAATTAAATTTTTAACTCAAAGCTCGCTAAATGCGGGCTTTTTCTTTTTTAAAGGAGAGCTTAATGCCTGCTCTACAGAAATCATTTGGCTCTTTTGAAATTAAGAGCACGAACGAAGAAAAGCGAACTTTTAAAGGGATTGCAAGCACACCAAATGCAGATCGCGCAAAAGACATCATGGTCCCAAGTGGGGCTAAGTTCGAGCTTCCAATGCCACTTCTTTTCCATCATGAGCACAGTGCTCCGATCGGACAGGTCATTGATGCAAAGGTGACTGATAAGGGAATCGAAGTAGAGATTCATATCCCGGAAATCATAGAAGAAGGGAACTTAAAAGCCCGTGTCGATGAAGCCTATCAAAGCCTCAAGTATGGATTAGTTAAAGGGCTTTCAGTTGGGTTTTTAGCCGACTGGGAACAGGCCCAATTTATCGAAGGTGGTGGCATCCAGTTTAACGAATGGGAGTGGTACGAACTCTCACTGGTGACCATTCCATGCAATCGCGACAGTTCAACAGATTATTCAAAAGCTTTCGAGGAATACAAAGCCGCGTTGGGCAATAAACCTCAGAAACCCGCAGCAGATGGCGTTTCATCTGAGCAAAAACACGTAATCGTAAAACTTGGTAGCCCAACTAAGGGTGGAGTATCTCTATGAATAAATATTTAAAACAATTGCTTGATGCGTTGGCAAAAAAACAAGCAGAAAAGCAAGGTGTTATCACTAAAGCATTGGATGATCAGCGCACACCCAATGAAGAAGAAGAAGAGCAAATTACTGCTATTGATGCAGAAATTGCCACAATTCAAAAAAATATTGATCGTGTAAAAGACATGATTAAACAAGCTGAAGAGGCTGGGGAAAATGGAACGCCTGTGGCTGGTGGAACTCCAGAAGAGGCTGCTGATACTGCTGGCGGTGGCAATCCAGCACCACGTATTGAGGTTGAATCCAATCTTGAAAAAGGTGTTGGCTTTGCAAAATTTGTAAAATGTCGAATGATTGCTTCAATTGAAGCCAAAAAAGGCAATTATAAGTCAGCAGTTGATGTTGCTAAAAGTTTAGGTGAGCCGCCAGAGGTAATCGCCCTAATCGAAAAAGCAACTTTAGGAACCACAACTGATGCAGGTTTTGCTTCGCCACTGGTCCACACTAACCGTTTGGTTGGTGAATATATTGAATTACTTCGAGCAAATACGGTACTTGATAAACTTCAATTCCGCAAAGTGCCGTTTAATGTCGAAATTCCAGCTCAAGCAACTGGATCTATGACAGCGTGGGTTGGTGAGGGTGAAGCCAAGCCTTTAACAAATCCAACATATGCAGATGTAAAAGTTGGCAAACATAAAGTTGCGGCAATTGTGGTTTACACCCTTGAGCTTTTAGAGGGTAGTGATCCAGCGGTTGATGTATTAATTCGTGATGACTTGATTGCCTCATCTGCTCAGTTCACTGATGCGGAATTCCTTAGCGCTAGTGCAGGAACCACCAAAAAGCCAGCAGGTCTTTTAAATGGTGTTACACCAATTACTTCAACAGGTAATACACCTGAGGCCGTTGCTAATGACTTGCGCGCTTTACGTGCTCAGTTTTTGTCTAACAACCTTTCTCTTGGTGGTGCCTATTACCTTATGAGTGAGGTTAAAGCTGCTGAACTTGCTGATATGCGTGACGCTTTAGGTAATACCTATTTTAAAGGTATGGAAGCTGGGCTTAATCAAAAAACCCTTAACGGTATTCCGGTAATTGAATCTGAAACTGTGGGTGATGTAATTATTCTTGTTAAAACATCTGAAATCTTAATGGCAGATGGTGGTCAAGTTGAAATTGCTTACTCTGATCAAGCAACCTTAGTTGATGGAACAACCGTACATAACTTATGGCAAGAAAATAAATTTGCAATTCGTGCTGAACGTTTTGTTTCTTGGGCTAAACGCCGTCCGATTGCTGCAAGTTTCATTCAGTACACTTAATTGATTGAATTTATCAATTAGAAAAAACAGCCCTTAATTGGGCTGTTTTTATATCTAAACATCACAATTGTTTAGCTATAGGAACAGTCTCATGAAAATTGAATATTTAAAACAAATGCATGACGCCAAAGTTGGTGACATTAAGGAGGTGGCAGATTTAGCGGCCAATGTCCTAATTAAATTGGGTGTAGCGAAGCCTTATGAAGAGCAAAAAAAGGCACCAGTTAAACCTAAAAAAGAAGTAAAACCAATCGAATAAGGCGGTAAATATGGGCATTAGAGACTGGTTTAAAAGTAAAAAAAGCCTCCAAAGTGTCCATAATTCTGGGCAGAATGTTTGGAACAGCTTAACCGTACAGGAGCCATATTCTGGCGCATGGCAGAAAAATGATGAATTAACACGCACTGAACTAACAGCATCTCATGCAGTATTTTCTTGTGTAAGCCTCATTTCCAAAGATATCGGCAAACTTCCCATTGTCTTAAAAAGAAATGTTGATGGGGTTTTGGTAAGAGCAAATATTCCATTTGAACTACGTGTTTTAAAGAAGCCAAATAATTACCAGACATGGCAGCAATTTCAAGAACAATGGACCTCTAGTCTATTACTTCGCGGCAATACATACGTTTGGAAGTTGCGAGATGCATTTGGTCAAGTTTATCGAATGGTAGTGCTAAACCCCGACTTGGTTACACCTTTGGTTGCCAAAAATGGGGATGTGTTTTACCAATTAAGCAAGGATTGTTTGACCCAAGCAGAAGCAGAAATTTTGCCAGCTTCTGAAATTATTCATGATCGAATCAATACCTTTTACCACCCTTTAGTTGGCTTATCTCCAATTATGGCGTGTGGCGTTGTTGCTAAAATGGGGGTAAAGATCATCAATAATGCTGCAAATTTCTTTGGAAACGGAAGTAGACCGGGTGGAATTTTGGTTGCACCCGGACCAATTGCAAAAGAAAAGGCCGAAGAAATTCAAGCACGATGGAATCAAAACTATTCTGGGGCTAATTACGGGAAAACGGCTGTCATTGGTGACGGAATGACTTATACCGTTTTGGGTATGAGTGCTGCTGATTCCCAAATGCTTGAGCTTCTGGAGATGTCTGGCCGTGTGGTTTGTAGTGTGTTTAATGTTCCACCTTTCAAGATTGGCATAGGAACAGTGCCAGATGATCCAGAGAAAGCAAATGGAATTTATTATTCCGACTGCTTACAAGCTTTCATTGAATCGCGTGAAAATCTTATTGATGAGGGTTTGAATCTTGAAGACTTTAAATTAGAGAGTTTTCTTGATCTTGATACTTTAATTCGTATGGATTCAGAAAGATTCCACAACATGATCCGTGAAGATGTTAAAGGCTGTATTTTGACCCCAGATGAAGGGCGGGCAAAAATTGGCATGCTTCCTGTACCTGGTGGTAATGCTATTTATATGCAGCAGCAAAACTACTCACTTGAAGCGCTTTCAAAGCGAGATGCCAAAGACGATCCATTTGAAAAATCAGACAGTTCAAAAAAATCAGATGACCAAAAGTCTTTTGATTCTTTGTACCGTGGTGTTTTTTCTGACTCAGAACCTTATCAAAAAGGCCAATTCGTAACGCACAAAGGTAGCTTGTGGCATTGCGAAAAAGACCACACTGGGGAATTTAACCATACCAGCTTCAAGCTTTGTGTGAAGGGGGCTAAATAATGCCTATTACTGACCTAGCAACTGTTAAAGCTCACTTGCGCTATGACACAAACGATAATGATTTGGAGCTTGATGCATATAGAGAAGCAGCAGAGCAGGCTGTTTTGGATTATGTAACCGATGAATTTGAAGATGGCAATTATCCTAAACAATTTAAATTGGCCGTTTTGCTCTTATGCGGCTATTACGACAGTAACCGCAATCTTGAAAGTGACATGACGGAAGATGGCAATTATCTACCACCTCCTGTAAGAGCACTGCTTTATAAATTTCGAGATCCTACCGCTATTTGAGGTGCTTATGGGTATTCGTGAATATTTATTTGGATGCCAGTGTTGGGCATGCAAAAACATACGTGCAGGAGGTGGCTATCAGCCTTGTCATAAAGTAAAGAAGTCTGGTGGGCTGACCAAACCACCAAAAAGACCATGAGGTAATTATGGGGCAGAAAGCAAGTAATTTACGTCACCGCATCACAATCCAAAAAGCCACACAAACTCAGGATCCAAACACAGGTGCTGTGATTTCAACATGGTCAGATCATGCAACAATTTGGGCAGAAATTACCGACCTTTCGACAAAAGATATTATCGCTGCTAAATCGGTCAGCAGCACAATTCAGTCACGGGCCAAAGTTCGATATAGCAATATTACCAAACAGATTAATAGCACCATGCGTGTGTTTTTTGATGGCTACTATTACAAGATTGATGGTAACCCGATGCGAGATCCCGACTCACGCCGTGAATACTTAACTATCAACCTTGCCACTGGTGACAAAGCTTGGAATGGGTGATTTATGGCTACTCAAATACATGGTTTGGAGCCTGCTTTAAGAAAAATGCAGGCAATTGGCAATGACAAGACTGTAAAACGTATTGCCCGTAAAGCGATGCGGCAGGCAATGAATATTGCAAGAGATGCAGCTCGTCAAAAAGTTAAACGCCTAGATGATCCAACCACTCCAGAAAAAATCTGGAAAGAAATTGTGGTTCAAAATGGCCGGAGTAGAAATAAAAACACTTTGGTTATGCGCGTGGGAGTGCGTGGTGGTGCACGTATCCCATATACAAACAATGCTCAAAATAGACGTGCTGGGCGTGTTGGAAAAACGTATCAAGCAGATGGTCGCGTCTTTTACTGGCGATTCCTTGAGTTAGGTACAAGTAGACAGCCCGCCACCCCATTTTTAAGACCAGCGCTTTACGAAAACATTGAACAGATAACAGATAAGTTTGTTCAAGTGTTTAATTTTGAACTCAGTGTGGTTTTAGGTGCAGCTTAATGATTGATGTTCCAATTTTTAAATTAGCCAGAGCAGATCCAGCGGTTAAGGCTCTACTTGAAAGCGATGGAATTTTGCGAGTCTGGAAGTTTGGAAGTGCTCCAGATGAGCCACAAGCGCCATATGTGACATGGCAAACAATTTCTGGTGATTCAAATAGCAACCTTGATTCACGTCCTGTTTCAGATAATGCAATTATTCAAATTGATGTATATGCAACTGATGAGGATGTTGTTGATCAGGTTGCGAAAGCAATTCGCTTTGCAATTGAACTTGATTGTTATGTAGTTCGATATGGTGAAGCAGATAAGGACCCAGTAACAGGAATGCCTCATTATTCATTTGACGTTAGCTGGATCGTAAACCGCTAGAAAACACAAAAACATTTTTTCACTTAGCACCCTTATCGGGTGCTTTTTTTATGCCTAAAAGGAGCGCTCTTAATGGCTAATGTTAAAACTCAAAAAACACAGTTATTTACTGTGTTAAATGGTCAAGTGGTTCGTTTTGTTTGCTCTAAACGGATTGACTTGGGGCAAGATTCATTTCAAAAAATTGATGTAACTTGTCTTGATGCAGACTCAAAACAGTATGTTCGCGGTATGCGTGATCCCGGTGAAGGTGCAGTAGAAATCGATTACGATGATAAGAACACCAGTCATGACAAATTAATTGAAATTGCCGAATCTGGAGAGATTTTAGAATGGCATGTTGGTTCGGGTCATGCTGCAACCCCTCCGACCTATGATCCAGCCAGTGGTATTGATCTGCCAGAGGATCGTATGTGGTGGTCATTCAAGGGTTATATTAATCCTACTGCACCTAATGCATTTGAAGTCGATTCTGTAGTTGGTTATTCATTCACATTGATTCGTACTTCTGGCGTGACTTCAACTAAACGCACGGTGGTTCCATAATGGCTAAGATCAGCATTACAGACTTAAAGCAGAGTGTAACCACTCTAAACGTTCCAGTTAAAAAAGCCGTCAAGTGGAATGTTGAAGCGACTGAAAGCAATATTGGGTCACTTAAAAAATTGACGAAAAACAATTCATTAGAACTTGGTGATATTGTTGAGCTTGAAGCTGATATTTTTGTTAAAAAAATGAACTTCAAGGAAAGTCGCGAGGCATCCAAAGCAATTGAATGGGATCTTAATTATGAGAATCTTGAAGATTCAAAAGTTAAGAAAATCGATTCAACTCACATGCAAGCTGCTCAATTACTTGGTTCAATTTGCTCAGATCAAAAGGGAACACCTTTTTTCTCAAGTGTTAATGACATCTATAAAGCAGAGCCTAGTTTAATAAATGCTATGTATGCTGCTGCTGATGAAGTTAATAATTTTTTGGGAAAGTCTCGGAAGAAGAACTTGACGACAGAGAACTCCTCATTGAACTCGTCCTCAACGGAATCGGCGGAAACACCTTAGAAGAAGCTGAACAAAAACTTTCACATAGAGAGTTGATGTATTGGAGAGCCTACCGTCAAAAGTATGGCTCTCTTTTCTTTGGACGCCGTTTAGAGCAAAGCTTTGGAAGCTGGATGGCACATTACACAGGCTTCAAAGTTAAAGAGGGAACAAAAGTAGACCCTTATATATTTATGCCTCATGAAACGCCACCAGAAGACAACTCACTATCTTTAATTGATTATCTGGAAAAAGTAGCCAGTGATTAAGAAAATGATCAAAAAACCACTCAAAAGGGTGGTTTTTTAATAAACTGATTGTTATTTTGTCAAAACTTTATAACAAATGGTGAAATCATGAAGAAAATATTAGTTGCTGGTTTAATCGCTCTGGGTTTAGTGGGGTGTGCAACACCAATAACATCTACACAGCAGGCAATGCCTGAGGTATCGCAGGTAATAGAAATTCCAAATAAATCGAAAGATCAGATTTTTGAAGATTCAAAGATATGGATTGCTCAATCATTCAAATCCGCAAACAATGTCATCCAATATGCAGACAAAAGTACTGGTTCAATTATTGGGAAAGGAAATATTCAGTATCCTTGTGATGGTTTTATAGATTGTGGCGCTTTTGGCAACGATAAAGTTAACTTTACGATTAAAATCGATACCAAAGATAATAAGGCAAGAGTAACAATTAATGATGTTACTAGAACAAATTTGACCTATGTACAAGGTGGTTATAACGTGAATATGGGTAAAGAAGTTCCAATCAATATTATTCAGCACCAGCAAAAAATTGCTGTAAAACTTAATAGTGTGATCGATCAATACAAGACAGCAATTACATCAACTCAGTCCAATGCAAATTGGTAATTGAGATGAGCACTCATGCCATGAGTGCTCCTATTTTATTAAGTATTACATTGTAGTGGTTTATATGAAAAAAATTATTTTATTAGTTGCCGCAGTCGCTTTTTCTGCCTTTGTTCATGCCTCATCTGAATTAGAAGATAAACAAAATGCTCTTAATATGGTAAAGCAATATTCTGGGCTTGTTTCTTGTATGAGTTCTTTTGAAAAAGATCCGGAAAATGGACGACCCACTACTATTAAAGATGTAACAACAGTTAATTACGATAAAAAAAGTAATGAATATGTATTTTTTGTTTTATGGGTAGGGGATATGGGGTGTTCCGGTGGATCAGGGACCATGTCTAGCTTTGTAACTGAAGTTGCCAAACATGGAGGTGACTGGATGCCTTATACTATTCAAACTGATTTCGCTTTTGGTCAAGATGTTGGTATCAATTATGGATACATTGAATCTATCAAAAAAATTACTGCTAATAAATTTGAAGTTATAAGTTGGGATCACGCAGATAGTAAGTATGGTGGTGTGGATGGCGGGAGTAACTTTCCTGCAAATAAGTTTAAATATACGCTAGAGCGAGAGCGGTTTGAGCCTTGGAAAGTTACTCACCAAGCACTACTAGAGCAAAGAAAGTAGATGATAAAAAAGCACCTTAGGGTGCTTTTTTACCATCTTCTTGCTGATCGTAGGTTTCCCCGAGAGCCTCAAAAACTGCTTTGGCAGCAATATGGGCTAAGCGTTTACGTTCCTCAGCATCTCCAATAACTAGATGTGAGGCATCTCTATCATAAGAAAGGAAAGGTAATTACTCAATGTCTCGAGGGACGGTTTTACCCTGTAGATATGATTGAACTTTCAGAAATATTTGAAAGATTTTTTAACTTTTCACGAAGTAATGATCTTATGAGCATTGCTAGAAACATGAAATCGAAAATTAGCAACTAAATAGACTTATCTATAACCCGACCAAGTGTCGGGTTTTTTTATGTCTGGAGAAAAGGTATGGCGACAAATTCACTTGGCAGATTAACGCTTGATTTGGTTGTTCAAACAGCTAGTTTTACGGAACCATTAAGTAAGGCAGAGCGCCAAGCCCGAACATCGAGTCAAGGGATTGCTAATTCTTTAAATATTGCTGCTATTGCTGTAAGTGCATTGAGTGGAGCAGTGGCTGGTCTTTCAGTGGCTCAGCTTGTTAATTTTAGCGATCAAGTTATTCAGACTGGAAATGATATTCAAAAGTTTTCAAAACTTGCGAATGCTTCAGTGCGTGAATTTCAGTATTACGCCAAAGGGGCAGAAACTGCTGGAATTTCATTGGAATCTTTTGCAGATAAAATGAAAGACATGCAGGATCGTATAGGCGATTTTCAGCAAACAGGTGGTGGGCCTTTAGCTGACTTTTTCACCAATATTGCCCCTAAAGTTGGTGTAACGATTCAACAGTTTCAAAAGCTGTCCGGTCCAGAAGCACTTCAACTATTTTATAACTCATTGGAAAAAGCTGGAGCCTCTACCAATGATATGAAATTCTACATGGAAGCAATCATTTCAGATTCTTCTTTACTTATCCCATTGCTAGAAAATGGTGGTAAAGGTTTTAAAGAATGGGGCGATGCAGCTGAAAAAGCTGGCGCAATTATGACTGATGAATTGGTCGCGAATCTTTCGGAAGCAAAAAAACAGTTAATGCTGATGGATTTACAATGGCAGGGCTTAGAAAATCGCCTAATAAATAATGTAGTTCCAGCAGTCAAAATGGTTATTGATAATTGGGATGATATTAAAGCGGTAACTATTGCCGTATCTGCTGGCATCGCAACGAGATTTGTTCCTGCTTTGGTTGTCGCAACATATCAACTTGGGCAAACTGCTATTTTTGCAGTTCGTGCGGGCGTGGGCTTAGCAAGCTTTGCTAGATCTGCTGGTGCTACAGCTGGAGTCATGGCTTTACTTGGTGGTTCCGCTGGATTGGCAATGTTAGCAACACAAATTGCTGTAGCTGGTGGTGCATATTTATTGATGACCAAACACACTGAAGATGCAACAAGTGCATTTGAAGAGCAAGGTTTAGCAATTAGTGAACTTCGAGAAAAATATAAAAGCTTTACCGCAGCACAGTTAGCTATAAAAGGTATTGAGGCAAGTGAGGAGGTTGAAAAACAAACCAAGGAACTAAAAAGTCTTCTTACAGCGTTAGAACAATTTGAAAACGACTTGAAAGTTCAAGGTGATATTAAGCAATTTACAGCGATTCAAGCGTACCTTGCTAGCTTAAAACAAGGTGGGGATGAAGCTAAGAATGCTTTTGCTCAGCTACAAAAGCAAGGCTTGGTTAGTGAGAGTACACTTAAGTTTGTTGCCGAATTAGATACAAAAATTAATGCTGCTAATAACACTATAGATCGTCAAAAAGAGATCCAAAAATTAGTTAAAGATGCAACCAATGATGCAACAAAGGCACAGCAAGACCAAGCAAAAGCCTTAAACATTTCAACGGAGGCATATAAGAATTTAACTAAAGCTCAACGAGATTACATTACCCAAGCTAAACAAGATGTACTTAGGGAAGGGTATATAAAGACACTTGTAAGAGAGGGGGTAAGTGTAGATAAAGCGAATGTTTATGCAGATGCACAAGTCGCAACAAATGGAGAAAATGCTTTTAAAGCACCATTGTCAAAGGATGTGCTACTTGCTGCCCGCGAGAACTTCAATCTAAAAAACTATACTTTTGGGAAAGCTGAGTTAGAGGCAATTGCTCGTGCACAAGGTATTGCTAAGGCAAATAATTTTGCTCAGATTGAAAGTTTGTATGGTTTGCCTGCTGGAACATTGGCAGCCTTGATTCTTCAAGAGTCTGGAGGTAATCCAAATGCAATTAGCCCAACTGGGGCAAAAGGACTATTTCAGACCACAGGAATTTACAGAGTTGGCAAAAATTTAAGCACAATTGAGGCTCAGGCAACAGAAGCAGCAAAATATATCAGCAATGGTGTTAAAGAATTTGGAAATTTTGCAGATGGTGTTACCACTTATAACTCAGGTGTTGCAGGGTTATGGGATTACAAAAAAGGTGGGAGATCGCCCGCTAAACGCAAGGAGATTGCAGGATATGCACCAGGTATTCAACGTTGGATGGCTGGTGTAAATGGCAAGTCTACTGTAGACAATTCAATTTTAATGCCCACTCAGGCAGATCAACTTGAATTGATCAATAAAGCTGCCGAGTCTCAACAGGCTATTGATGATACAAGAAAAGAAGTTAACGCACGGTATTACACTGAAGCTCAACGCCTTGCCAAGGAGCATCAAGATAATATTGATAAGATCACACTTGCGTACGCTGGTACACCGCAGTTAAAAGAAAAGCTTGCTCAAGAGAATGCATTATATGCCGCTCAAATTGCAAAACTTGAGTCTGATAAAAAGGAAGAGTACAACCAGTACTTTGCTTTTGAAACTGATCGAATCAAGCAGATTAAACAAAACTTTGATCGACAAAAAGAGTTAATCGACTCTAATGCCGAGTATGAGTACGGGAAATCGAAAAAAGCTTTAGAGATTAAAGCTGCTCTTGAGCGTCAAAAACAAGTTGAAATTGCTGCCGTAAAACGCGAAGAAGATGCACAAATTCAGTCGGCGTTTGAGGGTTATCTAAACCAGACTGAAATTGTTGTGAAGCGTTACCAACGTGAACGTGAAGAAATACTTCAAACTTATAGTTTAAGTAAACGTGTTCGCGAAGAGATGGCAAAATCTAAGGATTATGCAATTTTTGAAACTTTAAACCAAGCTTCTGACAACGTCTTTCAAGTTGGTCAGAACTCTGCTCAATCTCTATTTAATAGACTTAATCCTGAAGAGTTTTCAAAGTTTAATTTGCAAAATCAATATTCTTCAGATTTCGGAGGACTCCAAACATCCTACAACGATGAAGTGTCTGGCATTAAATTGATTGAAAATGAGAGTGAGCGTAACGCTCAATTGTTGGCTGCTCGTGAACAGTTTTTGAAAGCAAAAGCTGCACTTGATGCAGATTACGCACAAAAAGAGCGTGATTTGGATCAACAGAATTTTGAAACCAAGATGCAAGTTTATTCGCAAATTGCTGGAATGACGGGGCAGGTTTTTTCAGACATGACCGCACTATTAGAGCAAAGTGTTGGGAAGTCAAATGCGCTTTACAAAACTATGTTCTTTGCCTCTAAGGCTGCTTCAATAGCTCAAGCAATTGTTAACACAGAAGAGGGGGCTACAAAAGCACTGGCACAAGGTGGCGCTTATGGAAGTGTTTTGGCTGGAGTTGTTAGGGCAACAGGTTACGCTTCAGTTGGTATCATGGCAGCTCAAACAATCCAAGGTATGGCTCATAACGGTATAGACAATATCCCGCGTGAAGGTACATGGCTTTTAGATGGTGGTGAACGTGTACTAAACCCTCAACAGAACAAAGATTTGACGAATTATTTAAATAATCGTCAAAACGGGTCTAGTGAGGGCAATGTGCAAATCAGTCAACAGATTACGTTTGCTGATGGATCCGCAAGCGTCAATACACAAGGACAAAAGCAAATTGCTGAATCTCTGAATAATGCAATGGATGCTTGGGCTAGACGACAAAGCCGTCAAGGCGGTGTCTTGTTTAATCTTGTGAGACGCTAATACCTAAATTTAACCACTTAAACCCAAATAAACCCACTTAACCGAGTGGGTTTTTTTAAGGAGGCTTACTTTCTACATGAGCAACCGTAAATTCACTTGGTGCCAAGATTTAGAGGGTAATTCAGGTTCGCAGAGCTTTAATACGTTATCAAGTAAATTTGGTGACGGTTATGAGCAGAATACTTCAATTGGTATCAATAACCGATCTGGTACATGGCAATACACTAGAACAGCAGTAAAAGCCGAAATTATGCAAATCAAAGCGTTCTTCGATCAGCACAGGGGCGCGGACTCGTTCCTTTGGGATTCACCTTTAGATGGTGAGGTCCGAGTAAAAACAGGTGAATATCAACCCCGTTGTTTAGGTGGTGATATTTGGCAAATCTCAACGACGTTCACCCAAGTTTTTTACCCTTAATTTAAACCCCTTTAAAGCCCCTATTTAGGGGCTTTTTTTATGCGAGTAAGAAAATGACGATTCAAACTGTTAATCTTGGTTCAGCTCCGACTGGCGCAGGCGGTGATACATTCCGTTCAACTGGCGCAAAAATTAATGAAAACTTTACAAATAACACCCATGCTGCAAGTCGATATGTTGGAACTGCTGCTGGGAATGTGATGGAGGTTGGCGCTTTTGGAGTTGGAAAGTCAATTCTATTAGGTAGTCAAAAATTATCAACATTGAGAGGA